CGCCCTCTGTTGATGGCCCGGCGCGTACACGTCGCGGTCACGGAAACCCTCGGCTGCCTCCACGAGCGCGGCGACCGCCTCGCGGCTGACGCCCCACGCCTCACGAGCCGCGGCGATCCGCTCGGCGAATCGTTCGATCACGACGGCGTGGTTCTGCGGTTGACGACAGGCACACGAGTCGCCATCGGGACAGCGGTACAGCTCGTCGGCGATCTTGCGGTCGCTGTCGAGCACGGTCGGCGTGGGCTCAGGCATGGGCGGCTTCGGCGCGTGGCGTGGGCACTTCTCGTTCAACCCCGCTGTCGAACAGGTGCAGTAGTCAACTCGTCCAGTGGTCATGATGCGTCCTCCATCGGGCGTGCGCTCCACTGTTCGGCCATCGCTGTCGCCACCCCTTGCAGCGTTCGGCTGCGCTCCTTCCAGCGATCCGGCGATGGTGGCAGCCGCCAGACGCGGCCGTGACGACCCCCGACGATGTTCGTCGGCTGGAGTCGAGGCAGCCCTTTGAGCCACAGACAGGTCGCCTTCGTCTCGCCGTGACCGAACATCCACGGCTGAATGATCTGATCGGGTTTGCGGTATCGAGTCGACAGCACCCCGATGGGGTTCTCGCCAGCGATTCGCGGGATCGTGGGCCACGTCGCCAACCGACGGAACGCCTCCACGTCGCGTGCTTGTTCCTCGCGCTTCAAGTGGAACCAGCGCGCCCCGCTCACGGCCATGTTGGTGCAGGGCCAAAAGAACACCATGAGATCCCACCACGGATCACGCTCGATCACCTCGAACACGTCGCCCTGGATATGCGGCCCAGGCCGCTCGCTCGGTAGCAGATCGCAACTCACCACCTCATGGCCGTGGGCGCGGAAGGCGTCGCGAACGATCCCGGAAAACTCACAGGCGACAAGAACCCTCACGTCCCCGGCTCCATCGGGCGTGCGGGGCCATCGAAGTATTCCTGCGCCGGTTCTCGATATACGGGGTGGTCACACTTAGCTACCTCTCGCAAGATAACCTCGGCCTTCGCCAGCCTCGCCTCGGCTTCTGCCAGCCGAGTACGCCGTGACAACTGGACTGCTTGCTGTTCCTCCTTCGTCCGCTGGTCGAAGGGCACAAGGTTCATCAGGTCACGGATAGGCTCAATCGTCTCGTCGTCACCGCGCCAGTTGGGGTGGTCGAAGGTGAGGAACGCGGCGTGACAGGCGGCGTAAAGGTCGGCCAGCTTCATGTCTGCGGCCTCTGCTGCGTCGGCCAGTTGCGGGACGAACGCGATCACGTCGTCTTTGCTTGCGCCACCACCGAAGTCGTCGATAACACCATACTCATAGGCGCGGCGGGCCTCAGCGATCAGTTCAGCGTTGGTGGTCATGGGGGGCGTCCTCCCGCAAGGCTCCCGCCATGTCGGCGATCATCATGGCGAAGTTGGCGATATCGGCGGCTTCCTCACCGATTACTGATGGCGACTCGTTTCTCAGGAGAGCGGTCGCCAATTCGTCCGTTTCCTCTCGCAGTCGCACAAGAGCCGATACTGTCTGCCAGCCCTTCCATCCGCCCTTGTGATCGTTGGCGCGCAGTTCACGCTCCATGAGTCGGGCGAAGGCGGCTACCTCACGCCTTGGTCGCATCTAGCGGTCCTCCCCGGCCTTGGCCTTCGGCACACATACCGCGCAGCGACACGCCTCGAAATCCTCGCATCGCCGACCGTGCTTACCGCAAACGCCTTCTACGTCGATGATGTGGTTCGGGTCGGCGGTATGGATGACAGCGGCCTTGGCGAACGCCCGTCGTTTCCAGATCACGGCGAAGCCGAGCGGCCCGATGGTAAGTACGGTGCATCGCAGACGCCAGCCGCCAGCGGCCATAACGACCACCGCTTTCGACAAGTCGTATCGCGCCCAGAAGTTCATGTAGCCTCCCCGGCCTTGGCGTCCGCGGCCAGCGCAGCGCGGGCTAGCCTCTCGGCCTCCGTGAACTGTTCCGCAACCGAATGCTGGCGCGGGTCGTGGACGGTGAATGACCGCATGGAATCGAGCGCCTTCAGCCAGAGCGTCAGCGCCTCCACCAGCGCCCGGTTGCGCTCGCGGAGCTCCACGAGACAGTCGGGGCACGCCCACGCATGGCGGTAATCGACGGCAGCGTGATCTTTGCAGAGGCGTCGATAACCCAGCGGATTCGACGGCCCAACGTAGCCGATGCGCTCCGCTGCGAACGCCTCCAGCGCGGCGGCGATGGCTGCTTTGTCGTCGGTTGTTGACGATAACCCCATGCCGTCGTAGCACCGCTCAGCCGCCTCCATCGCTTCCTTGCTGGGGGCCTTCTCTGTCTCAGGCATCGGGAGTCTCCTTGCGGCATACGTGGCGTCCCGAATCAGCGTGCCGCCAGACGCCGCCGCACGCCTGGCAGTACCGGCACTGGCTGTCTGCCGCACACGCGCCGATGTCGATGTGCTCGCTGTCGATCACGGTCTCTGTCGTCATGCCTCTACCTCCACGACAACCCTCGCCTCTTCTGGCATCGTCCAATACTTCTCGATCACGCCGCGCCATATCTGGCCGTCGTCGAAGATCACCCCGGCCCGCGGCCGCTTGCCGTCCGGCTTCTGCAGCACGTCCGCGATCAGCTTGTAGGCGACGTTCTCCAGATCGGGCTTCACCGTACACGGCGTTCCCACCATCGCGAGCGCCTTCCGCTTCGACGTGCTCGCCGGTATCGGCAGGTACGCGGTCACCGTGAGCGTCACGGGCACGCCCTGGGGCACCATGCGCCACCCCTGCTCACGAGCGGCCAGCGCGGCGGCCGTGGCGACCAGGTGGCCGTAGTCGGTCATTTGCGCCCTGTTGAAGGGCCGGACGGCCCCGGTGGTGGGGTTCCACGCTATCCGCGTCCGGGACCAGGCAACGGGCAAAGCGAGCACGGTGAACGAGAGCTTCATGTGACGCCGACCGCTCGCTTCCAACCTTCGACGTGAGGGATCATCCACGCCGAATGAGGGAGCATGTATTGCTGCTCGAAATCGACCTTCCCTTGAATGCGCAGGTGGCACCGCTGACAGAGGGCGGCGAGATTCCAGTCGGCCACGTTCGCTTTGTTCATGTCGAGATGGTGGACGGTGAGCATGTAGCCCGCCTTCGAGTCGTGGGCGTGGCGGCACCGTTCGCACTTCCAGCCCGCGGCGTCCTTGACCCGCTTGGCGATCTCCGGCCAACCGGCCGGGTAGTCGGCGACCACGCCATCGGTGCGCTGCCGTTGAGACCGTGGCATCTACTTCTTCCCTCCGCACGGCTTCTCGACAGCCTCTCCACTGACGCCGCGGTTGTCGTCACCGCGCTCGACCATCGCGGCCCCGCATCGCTGGCACGTCGACGACTTCATCACGCCCCAGTCCCGCCAAACACCGGGCAAATGGTTCAGCGACCGCGCGACGGCGTTCGCCAGCGCAGCGTTCAGGATCGTGGTCACCGTGCCGACCGCTTGAATTCGACAGCCCAAACGCGTTCGTGAACGACACGCGCACGACCACGTTTCGAGTCGACCTTGTTGATCTCGAAGAATGCGTTGAGGTACGCAGACCCCGAGTCGTAACCTTCCGCACATGCATCGGCTTCTGAGATGTTCCCGAGTTCTTCTCGCCACACCCGCAGTATGTGCAGCCGAGCGAATCGGCTATCGGGCTTGAAGGACGTTTGCGCCCAATGAACACTCCCGACCTTCGCACGACAGCCATGCGGCCACAATCTGCGGGTCTGCGTCTTGATATCGGCGAGAATCAACGGAACGTGAACGGCCTTGAACAGAATCACGACTCGCTCCCTCCTGTCAGCCCTGCCGTCATCCGCCGAAACGCGCGCTCGTAGTCGGGCGGCACCTTGTCCAGCGACAGCCATTCGGGATACGGGCACTCCAGCGAGCGTTCCCACCAGCGATACCGCCAGCCTCGAAAGCCGCGGATCGTCTCCGGGATCGTCACTGCCACCGCGCCGCCTTTACGAATGAACGCGCCCCGGTAGCCGGACCAGTCGAGCCGCACCAACGGCGCGTACCCGATCAGGTGGCCCTTGTAGGTCACGTAGACCCGTTCGCCGGGGACTATGTCCGGCCTCGGCCCCGCCGTCGAGAAGTCCCACTCCTCGCCCGACTCAGGCGTACCGGCGGCGTCGCCCTCGATCACCCACGACACCAACCCGAACCACTGCGGCAAGGTCACAACTACGTCGCTCACGACTCGCCTCCTACCAGCATGCTCAGCTGCGCCGCGCCCACCGCCGCGGCCGTCTCCTCGGTGTTCCCAATCGCGCCCTCGGTCGCTATCCTTTTCGTCGACATGGCGGCATACGTGGGCGAAAGCTCGCTTCCGATGTACCGCCGCCCCAGCTTCACGGCGGCTACCCCAGTAGTCCCGCTGCCACTGAATGGATCAAGGACCACGCATGGCTGCACGCCCGCGTAGGGGTAGTCCGTGGCGTACCAGAGGGGGTCGGGGGTCATGGGGCGTTCTCCGCGGCGAGTAGGCTCACCGACTGAAAGCACTCGTCGCCCCACGTGTCCCAACCCATTCGTTGTCGGCGTGCGAATAGTTCGAGGTAGGGGCCGGGGCTCGCCTGCATCACGAGGTCGTAGAAGCCATCCGGTTTCGCAGAGTGAATCTTCCCGCCGTTGTTGTGGGCTCGAGGAGACTTCCACCGCTGAACGCTGCCGACGTCCCTCGGCACATACGACAGCTTCCCACGGCGACAGACAAGCACGATTTCGTGTTGCGGTCGAGGGAATGCACCGAGGCCGTAGCCGATCTTGTCCCAAACGATTTCCGACACGACTGAGAACCCCCATGCCTTCGCTGCCCGTACCCCGATGCCCTGTCGATTGAGAGAGGCGGGCACCCATAGATACAGATGCGCGTCGTCCTCGGCGAGCGTGGCGACTGGTAGGGAGTCGATCCACTCCAACGGCTGGGATGAGTACGGCACAACCGTGGCCCGACGACGACGACCGCCCGCGCCTATCACCCAGGGGCGTGTCCGCAGATCGAACGCCCCGTTAGCGGGCCACGGCGGGTCGGCGACGATGGTGCGGTACTTCATCCCGCCCGCCTCCGCTGCGTGAACCCGTGGTCGACCGCCCACGATGGGGTCACCGTCGCTTACCCTCACCGACGCCCTTGTAGTTGATGAACTGGTTGAGGACGGCGACGGTTTTGACAAGCGGCGCGGCGTCCTTCATCACGACTTCGATCGGCTTGTATGCGCTCGGCGCTTCGTCGATCAACTCGGCCGCGTTCCGATCCTGCCATGTCCGGCCGGTCATCTGTGCCTTGAAGTCGTCAACCGAGAGTGTTCGCCGTGCCTGTCCGCGTGACAGCAACCGGCCTGAGCCATGTGGCGCGGATTCGTAGGCGTCCTCGTTCCCAAGCCCGGTGACGATGTGGGTCTGCGTCCCCATTGAGCCGGGGATGATGCCGTGATCGCTGACGCCGGCCGCTATGGCTCCCTTGCGGGCCAGCAGCAGAGCGCCGGTCGCCTCGGCGTAGTTGTGGTGACAGTGGACGCGGCGGGCCTCGACGAATGAGGACTCGGCGCGCAGTGCGTCCAGCATCCGCGCCATCATCGCTTCTCGCTGGCCCCACGCGTACTGCTGGGCGTAGGTCATCTCCGCGATGTACCACTCGCTGTCAGGCGCGCCGCTCGGCAAGTAGGCCAGGTCGGGGTGCTCGATCTTCAAGCCCTCTCGCTCACAGATCGCCCGCGCCGTCGCGCAGTAGGATTCGGCAATCGCCATCCCGAGCGCACGGCTGCCGGAGTGGACGATGGCCCATGTCACACCCTGCTCGTCTTCCGCAAACTCAGCGAAGTGATTCCCGGAGCCGAGCGTCCCAAACTGCACGGCTGAAATCTCTTTCAGTCCATGTCCGTTCTTCGTCGTCGTGGTGCGTCCTATCGGGCCGAACTTGACGAAGAACGCGGCGGCATCCGCGGTGGGAGCCGGATGATTCTTTCCGACGCCAGATGGGATCGTGTCCCGCAATCGGCCCAGGATCCGACGGCAGGCGTCCTCAGCGAGAGCGGCACGCGGTAGATCCGTCTGCACGGCCAGCATCCCGCACCCGATGTCGACGCCAATCGCCGCGGGAATCACGCCGCCCTTCATCCACATTACGGAGCCGACCGTCGCGCCCATCCCGAAGTGACAGTCCGGCATCAGGGCGACGTGGCCCTTCACGACCGGAGATCGCGATGTCATCTCGGCCTGTTGTCGTGTCAGGTCGTCGATCAGCGAGGCCCACGACATGACGGTGCCGCGGCCGAACTCGTTCTCGGTCTCGTAAGTGGTGGTCATTGATCCCTCCCCCACCTTGATCCCAAAAGTCCTGCGTCTCGCGCCGCGGCTGGCGAGCCATGGATCGCGTCATGGCAAGGTCGGCAGCAGCACACAATATTCGCCTCGTCCACAATCGAGCCGAGCATCGCCCTGGTCTGTCGCTCATGGCAGTCCACGCTCTGCCCCGTGCACGCCAGCGAGAACCGCGCCTCGCACCGCGGCCTTTCGGCCAGCAGGCGGCGCACCAGGGGCACGCGCTGCTCGCGGTACAGCTTGGCGACTCGCTTCGACCGCGGACGTATCGGGGTCGTCGAGCGCGAGAGGCCGGTGACGCGGCGGAGGGCGGTGCGCTTCATCGAGCGAATCGCACCCGTGACTCCGCGCATTCTTCGCACTGGCAAACGATCATCTCGCGTTCGCCCCGAACCATGATGTTGGCTTGTGGCGGGTTCGATAGGCCAGAGTGACAGCGGTGTTCCCACCCCGATATGACGACACAGCCATCACAGATGACACGACCCTGTCCGATCATCGTAGGTACTCCAATAGGTAGCGCCCTATGTATTCGGTGTAGGCGGGCGGGATGGCCTGACTAAGCTCGGCGGCCTTCATCCATCCAATGTCCATGACCTCCTGACCGATTATTTGCGGCAGCACGATGCCGACAGGCTTCCCACGTTCCGAATGCAATCGCGCGTAATGGCACTTTTCTTTGGCGATGTCGCGCACCTTGGAACCGTAAACGCCAGCCGTCATAGTCCCGTGACGACATGGGCCGGGAGCCAGTAATGCGAAGCTGGTTTCAAAGCATCGATGGCGCCGTAACTCGTATCCGCTCTTCGATTTCAGGCCGAATTGACTACCGCAGAGAATCAAGGGCGTTATTAGCGGAGCGCCAACTACGTTTTCGATGATCCACGGCACACCGGCAGCCGACAGGCGTTCGCGTACCGGGCCGACAAGATCGAGATGACCGGCGCGGAAGTTCCGCATCGTATTGAGTGACGAATAGATTTGGCACGGCGGGCTTGCGTGGATCGCATCGAAGCCGTCAAGGGGGTACGTCATCGCGTCGGCCTCGACGAACGTGAACGGATACCGCGGCTGCGGCTTGATATCCACGCCCACGATGTCCGTGAAGCCAGCGCGGCTGTAACCCATCGCTGCACCGCCCGCACCGCAGAACAAGTCGAGGAGCCTCACAGCATCGCCTCTTGCCCTGCCAGCGGCCGTCGCTCGCCCTCCTCCAGCAGCAGCGCGAGCCTCCGGTTCCCGACGCCCGCCGTCACCGCCGCGTGCCGTTCCTGCCTGCACATCTCGCACAGGGCCGCGATGCGCGAGTGAGCCGGTACTGACCAGCCGCCATCGAATCGGACCCCGGTGCAGTGCATGTGAACCGGCATGGAGCCGTCGAGCCTCAAGGCCCGCCACGTCGAACACGACGGGCAGTGGCCGTACTCCGGACGTTGACCAACGCGGCCGTGCAGGCACAGTCCGGGCAGTGGCAGCGGTAAGTACGGTTCATCGCGCTGCCAGCCAGCCGGTGAGCGTCAACGTGACCCGCGTGTCGAGGTAGCAGTTACGGCACAGCCTGTCGCCGTACAGGCGCCGGACTGACAGATGGCACTTGGCGCAGCGGTGGAGGGGTTTCATGACGTCGCCCCGTTCCGTCGTCGCAGGCCATTCCGGAGAGCGAGCTGGCTCACCGCCTGATTGGTCACGCCGTACTCGCGGGCGATCGCGGTCCACGTTAGCGAAGGATCGGCCTGCATCCGAGCGAGCATCGCCATCGACCGTTCCCGTGAGACTGGCGGCATGGGTCGGGGCGCCAGCGCCCTGCTGACCGCCTCCGCCTCGCCGATCCGCAGCCACCTGTACCCGGTCCGGTACGGGACGCCGGTCCTGCCGCACGCCTCGCGGATGCCGACCTTGTGGACGAGCCGCAAGAACCGGCGAATCGTCGCCTCTGGCCACCGGAAGCCGCGCCTATTGCCGGCCATCGGCGGCCTTCTCGGCGTCCGCGATCACCGTTGCCATTGGGGTGAACGAGACCGCGTACTCCCCGCCCTCGGCCAGCCTCTGGAGGTCCGCGGCGTGGGCGATTATCTGGAACGGGATCGAGAGCTTCACCGATCCCTGGCCCGCAGACCCCTTGCGGCGTCGGCTGTTGAAGTCGATCTGGGGCTTCTCGACCGTGACGCGCTCGAAGCGGATGATCACGACTCCTCCCTCTGGCTCTCGCCTGGCATCGTTATCCATGCGCCGTCCTGCATGATCCGGTCGACCACCCTCACCCCGGCGTAACTCGCAAGCTCATCCCGTAGCAGGTTCGTAGTGAGCAGGCTGCCGAGGTCGCGCCGATAGCGGCCATCGAACAGGGCTTCCAGTTGGCTTCGCATCCACGGCGACCCGTCCTTGCCGCCGAAGCCGATGTCGTCGAAGGCGAGACGCGGAGCCTCGATCAGGTGGGCCATGTGCCGTTCTCTCACGTCGTTGGAAATGTCGAAGTTCTTGACCTGTCGCTCGAAGTCGGGACCGGACACATATGCCGGCCGCGCGTTCCTCAGGCCCAACTCGTAGACAGCGGCCTTCGCCAGATGCGTTTTGCCGACACCGATCGGTCCGCAGAGCACAAGGCTCGCCAGATCGCCAGCGATCCACTCGCGCACCTTCTGGCTTGCCAACGCCGCGGCCTCCCGTGCCTTGCGATCAGGTTGCCGGTTGACGTCGAAGGTGCCGAGATCCTCGATGCGTTCGTTCTCGGCGAAGCCGAGCCCGCGCAGGAAGTTCCAGCGTGAACAACCGTGGCAGGCTCGCCATCGCGGAAAGCCCTCGTGATCCTTGCCGGGCAGGACCAGCCAGGTTGCGCCGCCGCAGACGTGGCACTCAGGTTTCGTATCGGGAGGAGTCTGCGAAACCGCCTGCGCGTCCGGCTTCAATCGATGAAACATGCCCTTGAGACTTTCCATTCCCGTTCATTCCCTCCCGAGACAGCCAGTTGAAAAATGTCAGGTCGATGCGCTTATAACCGCGCCTATTCGACGGCGACCACTTGATCGATTCCCATTTCGCAGCGAGCGCAGTCGATGCCTCAGCCAGTCGGTGCGTCGTAAATACGCCGCTCTTGACGCGCTCAATCAATCTCGTTTCTGCGTCACGATTCAAGTCGTAACTAGGTGCGGTGCGTAAATTCGTGAGCCACGCGGGTATCTCACTTACTGATTCCTCCGAAGCCTTTTCTTCTCCCGGAGAGAACAGAGAACTCTGAGAAGACAAAGACAGGGGGGCAAGATCTGCGCGCACGCGAGGCTCAAGGGCTTTTTCTGCACCGCCAGATACGAGACTGCGTATATCGTGCGGGGTTTCATCTGGAAACTGCGTACTTGGTGCGGGGTTTCTGTCCAGCACTCGGAACCGCGCCGAGGAATTGGGGCCAGATCGGAACGGTGTGATTGTTTCGATGAAACCCTTGTGTTCAAGGGCGACAATGCCGTAGCGAATCGAAGTGCGCCGCAACCCGGTCCAGTCCTCAATATCCACGGCGGTAGTCACGACCTCACCGTCACGGTTCTTGTGGCGCAGCATGAACACCGCCAGCCACTTTGCGGGTAGCGAAAGATTGGACTTTGCGACAACATCAACCCGTTTCATTTGTTAGCGACAAAGCCCCGAAGAAAACCCCTTAGACGCAAATCGCCCCCAGATGAACCCGACCCTTTGCGAGAGTGTCCGGTAGCGTTCTGGGGGCGACTGCTGCGGGCTGTGAGCCCGCCGGTTAACCGACTACGATCTTACGCTAAACCCGAACACTCTCGCGGTCGCTACACTACCGCTGCCGCGCCGCGACCGTCAAGGTACTTTCGTACTCTCATACCGGCCTCGTGTTCTCTGCCGTGGCCGGGGGCATGCCGCCCCAGCCCAGATCGCCCTGCTTGTCGTTGGCCTGCTGATCGAGGCCAGGCATGGGCGCGAGCTCGCACACGATTCGATTGCCGTTGACCGTGCGCCAGTGGCCCTTCTTGCCGGTGTTGCCGATCGGGACCAGGACGGCCTTGTGCTCTGGGCAGACGCCGTGCGGGGCCATCGCGGTGTTCAAGGGCATCGGCGTGCGATCGCGGGCGATCTCGGCGGCCTGCGCTGCAAGTGACGGCGCTGGCGGTGGCGTGGGCTCGTTCTCTGGCTTGTCGCACCAGCCGCCGCCGTCGATCTTGTGGGCGGGGTTCCGCATCTTGGCCGACTTGAAGTAGGCGACACCGTGATCGGGGCAGATGCCGAAGCCCTTGTCCTCGATGTCTCGCTTTGGAGCATCTGGGCGGGCAACTCGTTCCTCGTGGCTGGCGTCGGGGTCCTCGGCGGCGTCGCCGGTCGTCATCATCACGAGCTTCGAGACGGCCAACTTTTGCGCCGCGGTCATGGCCTTGTTGGTGGCCTTGTCTGACGTGTCGAGCGCCTCACCAACCGTGCGGAAGCTGATCGACGCGCCGTCTGAGCCGTAGAGGGTCCAGCGCACCGTCATGTGGCACGTCGTCGTGGCGGTGCCGCGGGCAGACTGGCCCTCGGTCCACTCACACGTCTCGACGTCGGGCACCATGACGATGCCGCGTTGCGCCATCGCGGGGCGTATCTCGTCCAGCATGTCCATGACCGACGTGTAGGACCACCCCTGGGGGTTGCGCTCGCCCTTCGGCATGCGGATCGTGTCGGCCATGATCTCGGCGAGATTGGCGATTAGCGGGCCGATTGTGGGCGTGTCTACCACGGCAGTTCCTCCGCTCCGAATCCAAGAATGACCCATCCACCCGCCAACCCTGGAGTCACCTTGTCGTGGGTGGGATTGAAGAACGGGCCAGCGAGGATGTACGTGATGGACTCCGATAGCTCGCGGCCGGTGTAGCCCTTCTCTGGCGACCACTCACGCAACCGAATACGGTCGCCGACTCGGTAGCCGCGGTCATCGAAGCGCAGGTCGAAGGGCTTGCGACCGTCACGGACCGCCTCGAAGTATTCGGGCCAGCACTTGACCTCGTGATCTGTTGACGGGAGGGGCGCGGTGGTCACGGCTTCACCCCTTCAACCACGAGCTGCGGGTCTGCTCGTACACAGTTGCGATCGAGCGCGTCGCGGAACTTGTCGCCTCTGCGCTTGATCGAGTTGGCGACCACGCCGTCGATGCGATCGGCGGCCGTGCCTGAACCCTGGCAGGCGCGGCACTGCTCGCCGTGGACGATCAGCTTGTCGAGCGCCTCGGGCTCAAGGATTTCCCCCAGCGCGGCGCGCACCTCGTTGACCAGGTAGCTGGGTGCGCCGGGCTTGAGCGTGGCCGAGACCTTGCCATCGGTCCACACAGTCGCGCTCTCGGCTTGCATGTAGGCGGTGATCGCGGCGCGTAGCTCGTAGATGGCCCTCTGCGTCTCGCGGACAGCGGACGCCATGATGAGCAGGTTGTGGACGTGCTCGGCCACGTTGTGCTCGTTGACGACGATCTGGGGCTGCATGGTGGTTGTCATCGGGAGTACCTCGTCGCATGAATACAGCGTCCGTAGCGACCACATTTAGGGCACGGCATCAAACGACCGCCTCCCCCGTCTTGCCGCTTGGGGGCTTCCTGATGGCGTCAAGGGCGGCGAGGGCCGCGACGACGGCTTTGGTGGCAAACGGGTCCTCGCGCGCTGCGGCCTCGACCGCCTTCAGGGCGTCGTACTCATTGACGGCGGTGACGATCAGGGTGGCGTTGGCGGCGTTATTCGGGCCGTGAGTCTCACAGAGCGGCGTGGCGTAGTCGGGCAGCTTCGACCAGTTGAGCGGCTTGTCGCGGTCCACCAAAACGACGATGTAGTCTGGGAAGCCTTGTAGCATCGCCCACGGTCGCGGTGTGGCCTGTGTGTCTGTCATGGGGCTGGGGCCTCCTCGGCAACCGTTTCCGGTGCGAATGGGTCAGGTGCCATCAGCGTGTCCTCCCATGTGAGGGCGGCGGCATTCTCGCGGCATGTCTCGCAGTTGTGGCCGACTATGACCGCCCTCTTCGGCACATACGCCCCTCCGAGGGAATCGCCTACCTGCGCCTCACACCGTCCGCACGAGTAATACCCGAAGCAATGCGTCTGAATCTGGCTATGCCTTGTCAGGGCGCAGATCACGGCCTTAGCGGTGTCGACGTCTAGTCCGGCTATTCGTTGCTCAACCTCGGCCTTTGTCACCGTCATAGCCCCTCGTCCCTCATTGCGTCTGCCCTGCGCTCTGCGGCGTCCTCGGCGTCGGCCGAGGTTTCCTCGTCGCACGAGCAGCCAGGCTCTAGCACGGCGCGTAGTCCCTCGATGGCGGCTAGGAGGCGCTTTTCGTTGGCCTCGGTCCATTCGCGGGTGTCGTCCCATGTGTTCACGACGTCGTAGGCGACATCGACCAGGTTGGCGATATCGGGCTTCCAGTAGTAGCGCTCAGGGCAGCGGACGTGGTGCTCGCGCTCACCGAACTGGCGCTCGATGTCGGCGCCGGTCGTGCCGGGGGGCAGGTTCGAGAGATTCGCCGTGAAGCCGTTCATCGGGCTTCCTCCGTGGTCGCCGGGGCCGGGGCTTTCGCCGACTCGTTTACGTACGCGGTTACGAGGGTTACCCATGCCATCGTGTGGATGTTTGGTTGGCCCGCGAAGATGGACATGACGCCCTCGGCATGTACCGGCGCTATTTCTCGTGCGTACACCTCGTCCCCGAACTGCGCCCGAAATTCGGCATTGGCCCTGATCTCGGCGTTATTGATGTGGCCGTTGAACACAGCGAAGTAGGCGTCCATGCGCTCGCTCACGCCTCGCCTCCCTTCGCGGGGTGTTCAAAACAGGCGGCGTTGCACTTCGCCGGGGCCGCGTGCGCTTGCTGGGGCCGGAAGGGGGCTGGCGGCCCTTGAAGCGCGCGCACGGCGGCCCGCAGCGCATCGATTGCGTCACGCGTTGTAAGGTCCGCGTGAGCCAGAACGGTGTCGGCGATCTCGTCGAACTCCGTGGCGGTGCGCAGGAGGTCCGACAGCGGACGCAGGGGCGCGTCGGCCACGGCGTGCAGGGTCGGGTCGGGGCAGATTGCCTCCGCGAGTCGTTGACGAATCGGGCACTCACCCGCGGCGGCGGGGCGGTCGTGGCCGAAACAACTACAGACAGCGGCGTGCAGGTGCTCGACACGGCGAGCGAGGGTCATCGGGGTTCCTCCGAGTCGCGCTGGTTGTAGCCAGCGGTTCGTGCCTTGGCAAAGTGCTCTGCCATCTTGTCGAGTTGGATCGTCTTGGCTTGTGCGTCAATCTGGAGCCACGTCTCCGGCCAGACGTCGCGCATCATGGCCGCGGCGCGGAGTCTGTCGTTTGCGATTGGAATCACGGCCATGTGGCGGCGGGGCGGACGTTTCGGCACCTTCCACGACTGGACGTCCGACTCGGACGCCGTCATTGGCTCGCCAACCACGTAGGCAATGTAAGCGTCAAGGTCATAGGATCGGCGGACGCCATCGTCATGCCATGCGAAAGCCCGCACGGCGCGCAGGATTGCCTGGGTTTCGTTCCACGCATCAACGTAGACCTGCTCAGCGTCGCGAATGTCGCCGGAGTGGACCTCGACGCAATACTGCTTCACCGGGCGTTCGCCTTCGCCCGGAATTGGGCGATTGCGTAGCAGCAGACGCACTGAGACACACCGTCGATGGTGGCGAACAGGGTGCAATTGGGGCAGCGGGGGCAGGGGGCGGGGCTAGCGGGCATGGCGGACCTCCTCGTTTCCATGCGGTCATTGTGGTGCTACGCAATAGTATTGTCAAGCGTTATTGCAATGAGGTTGGGCAACCGTTAGAATCGTCGCATGGACAAGTTGCTAGACCGTGAGCAATGGCGGGCCGAGGTCGCTGTGCGCGCCGATGATCTCGGGCGTAAGGTACTCGCGGAGTTGCGCATCAAGACGGTTAGGCAGGCGGCGCGTGACATGGGCCTGACGCCACAGCGCATCTACGCGATTCTGAAGCGTGCGAGGGAGCGGGGGCTGATCGAGAACAGCACGAACGCGGTAACGTAGGCGCATGCCTGAGCCAGTCACGCCCCTTGACACTTTCGCCCGCCAGCGCATTCAGGCCCGCGTCGATGCGATCCGCGCCAACGTCCGGGAGCGCGACGGCCGGGAAATGACGGCCGCGGAGGTCGCAAAGCTCCGGCGTCTGATCGAGCGGGAAATGCAGACAGAGGCGGTCGCGTGAGCCTGCCTTCCTCAGCAAATGGGAACAGGTCGCCTACTAGGCTCGCTCCGGGCCTGCCGTCGCTTGCGCAATTCTCGCCCGAGGAGTTGGCGCTTGCCCGGCTGGCGGCGACGGGCCTGCGGGACGAGGCGATCTCGGAGCACGTCAACACGACGCTTGCAGCGGCGCGCGTCGCGGTCGTTCGGCTCTACTCGAAGTTCGGGGCTAATCGGGACATCGATCGGTACCTGCCGCGGGTCATGTTGGCGTTGCAATACTGGCGGCTTGTCGGGCAACTGCGGGAAGGCGACGAGATGTGTTGTTGTCCCCACGTCCATACGGGCAACGGGAACGGAAGGCATTGAAACCCATCTTCGTCCACGTCTGCGACCGCCCGTTCCGCCCCGGGGTGATCACGGGGCAATCGCCAGACTTCGCCGATCCCGTTCGCCGCGCCGCGATTGGCCGATGGCTCACGGCCCACAACGCCGGGCCGGGCGTTCACCGGGTCGTCGCCATCAACGGGGCAAACGTCTACGTGCGCAAGCGGTCGTGGCCGGGGCTGGTACTGGACATCTGCGGGGAACAGGCCAATGGCGCGTAGCCCCCGGAAGTCGGCGAACAAACCCGCCAAACCCGCGCACCGCGGGCACGCGCGCGCCAAGACGAACATCTGGTACCCGGTGTTCCTCGCCGAGGTCGCCGCGTCGATGAACGTCCGCCGAGCCTGCGAGAAGGCCGAGGTTGACAGCACGACTGTCTATGACCGTCGCGAGTCGGACAAGGCATTCGCCGCAGCATGGGATGAGGCGCTCACGCGAGCCTGCGACAAGGCCGAGGCCGAGTTGTACCGGCGTGCTGTGGAGGGCGTTGAAAAGCCGGTGACCGTAGCGGGGAATCGAGAGGTCATCACGGAGTATTCCAATGACCTGCTGATGTTCATGCTGCGCGCCCACCGTCCGAAGTTGTACCGCGAGAAGCAGGAGATCACAGGCAAGGACGGCGGTCCTGTGACGATACGCGTGGTGTACGACGAGCCGAAGGAGGAGCCGAATGCCCAGAGTCGTTGACAGTGCAACAGGTGAGGTCTTGAACATCCCCGCCCGCGACCGCTATGAGCCGCCGCCAGTACGCTCGCCCGAATGGTCCGCGGAGCTTCGCCGCGCCGCCGAGGAGTGCGAAATCCTGCTCTGGGGTATGGCGAGCGCGGGGCGTTTCAAGGACGCCGACGAGCTGCAGACGGTCGCCAAAGCTCACAAGGCGGCGATGGTGCTGCGGCAGTTGGCCGACGAGAAGCTATCACAGGTCGGCTACGGGGTCTGATGCCGCGCGCACGTAAGGGTTTCGCCGTCAACGGCAACGGGGCGACCCCGAAGCAGCACGCGTGGAACCGACGCTCGAAGCCGCAGGCCGCGGTACCGGACGGCACGGGGTGCGCGCACCACTTCGCGATCCCGGCGCCGCCCGCGGAGCCGTTAGGGCAGTGCCGCAAGTGCGGCATCACGCGCATGCACTCGAACCTCGGCACGGGTCTCGACTCGACCGTATCGCCCTGGCGCATGTGGAAGATCGGGAAGGACCCGATGACCGAGGACCTGCGGGTCCGGCTGCCCGCTGGCTTTCACCTCACGGGGCCGGTGGAGTGAAGGAAGGTGGACACATAACGTGGTGATGGAGACGCGCGACTCTCAGGCGAAACGCATTGAGGAGATGCGACGGTACGTGCGGGGGCGCGTTCGCCCCGGCTATCAATTCAGGTACACGACTGTGGGGCGCGATCTAGAGGAGGACATGAGTCTGCCCGCCAACCGCCAGCGGTTGGGTCAGTGCATCCGTGATGAGGGATGGGCCGCCGATTGCAAGCCCGATTACGGGTACATCCTCAGTACGCCAGTGACAGCGCCGGTGATGGCGACCGCCGCGGCTGCGAAGGCGGGCAGGGCCGCGGAGAGGTCATTCGAGAAGATCGAGACGCTTGTGGACCGCCACGCAGACGAGCTTGACACCGACGCCCGGCGCAGGGTGGAAGCCGAACGTCTCAGGGTGAGCGGTGCGAGGGTGGCCCTGCGGAGTTCAATCGACCAGGCTGACGCAAATGCACGCGAGGCGCGGAAGTTAGCCGGTCGACGGCTACCCCCGGCACGGATTCCGTTCGTGTCCACTCCATGATCAGCACCCGCGCAGCGCCGCGCCATGCGCCGCATCACTTCGCGATGCTACGCCCCGCAACGCAACGTTTCTATTTCAAAGCGATGACCGCCGCGTCGCTGCGCACCACGTCGCCGTGCAGCGCCCCGCTACGCAACGCAACGTTCTAAAGCCCTAACAGGAGGAGTCCAGTGAGATCAGCCGTATGTTCCCTGCGTTCACTTGACCGATATAGCCAGAGCGCGCCGATTCTGGAGGTCAAGAAAAACAGCGAGACGCACGATCAGTTCGACGAACGCACGTGGCGTCTCCACGCTCATCTCAACCCGGACGATAGCGGAACGCTTTGTATCCCCGCGACTGCGTTCTCGAACTGCATCAAAACTGCCGCGCTGAAGCTCGGCAAGAAAGTCAAGGGCCGTGGGGCCGCTACGTACGGCAAATTCTTCCAAGGCGGCGTGATGGTCACGGACCCACTGCCGCTGCCCAAGTACCGCCGTGAGACGGTGACGGGCGAGAAGGTCTACGTTCATGCCAACCCATCGAAGGGTGAACGGGCAGGCCGTGTCTGGCGTACGTATCCCAAGATCGACGCGTGGTCGGGCGATGTCACGTTCTTGGTGCTGGATCAGGTCATTACGGAAGAGGTGTTCCGTGAAACGCTCATCTACGCGGGGCAGGTTATCGGGATAGGACGCTTCCGACCGGAGAACCGCGGCTACTACGGCCGGTTCGCGCTGGAACGCATGGTGTGGACGGACGAATGACCGCCTCCGTCGAGTACCAGGTCCGGCTGCGCTCCCTGCAAGGCCATCCCAAGCAGGCAGCATTCGTGGCCTCACCGGCCAAGCGCAGGATTGCCCGTGCTGGACGTCGCGGCGGTAAGACGGTCGGGGCCGCGCAGATCGCGCTCAAATGGTTCCTCGCCGGCCGAAGGGTCCTGTACGCCACCCCGACGCAGGATCAACTCGACGCCTTCTGGTGGGAGGTCAAACGTGCGCTCGGCGACGTGATAGACGCCGGGGTGTACTACAAGAACGAGACCATGCACTTCATCGAAGTGCCAGGGACCAAGAACCGCATCCGGGCAAAAACAGCCTGGAACGCCGACACCTTGAGGGGCGACTACGCGGATGGGCTGATCCTCGATGAGTTCCACCTGATCGACGAGACGGCGTGGTCCGAGGTCGGCGCGCCCATGCTGATGGATAACAACGGGGATGCGGTGTTCATTTACACCCCTCCCTCGATGCGGTCGAGGTCGGTCACCAAGGCCCGCGACCCTCTCCATGCGCCGAAGCTGTTCAAGCACGCGAATGGCGACCACCGCTCGTGTCAGCATCCGGCCAGTGAACAGGACGAGGGCCGGTGGAGCGCCCACCACTGGACTTCAAAGGACAACCCGCACGTCACTGAGGAGGCGCTGGCCGAGACGAGGCGGGACATGACCGAGTTGGCGTGGCGGCAGGAGATCGAGGCAGAGGACATAGAGAACGTACCCGGCGCGCTGTGGAAGCCAGAGATGATCATCTACGGAGAGCCGCCACACGCCATCAACGCGAACGGCAAGGATATCGGCCGCGATCTGATATCGGTCGCGGTCAGCGTGGACCCGTCCGGTGGAGGGCCGCGGTCGGATGAGGTCGGGATCGTGGTCAGCGCTCGCGGCGTGGATGATCGGGGTTATGTGCTCGCCGACAGGTCGATTCAGGGCGTCTTGACGGACGTTTGGGCGCAACTTGCGATCGGTGCCTACTACGAGTTCAACGGGCACAGGCTCATTGCCGAGGTTAACTACGGTGGCGACATGGTCCGAGACGTAATCCAGACGCGTGCCCCTGGGTTGCCGGTTGACGTCGTTCATGCGACGCACGGCAAACAGGTCCGGGCCGAGCCTGTCGCGGCGCTCTATGAACAGGGGCGCGTCTCGCACGTGCAGCAGTTCCCGGAGCTTGAGCAACAGCTATGCCAGTGGGTACCAGGGCCGGGAAGTAAATCGCCTGGTCGCCTCGACGCGCTCGTGTGGGGGATGACGGAGCTGATGGTGACCGGGGGGTCGCCGAACGTGAGGTGGCTGTGATGGCAAAGCGCATTCCTGAATGCCGCCTATGCGGTCACGCTCACTGGTCGTACCAGCCGCACAAGCTGATCGGCGGGCCGGAGCCGTCGAAGGCGGTCCGGGAACTGGCCGCGGTAGCTCAACGGTCAGAGCGTCGCTCTTATAAAGCGAAGGTCGACGGTTCGACTCCGTCCCGCGGCACCATTGAAACCGTCGAAGTGCCGACGACGGTTGATGACGTGCGTCGAATGGTCCGCGAGATCAACCGGGATATCGAGAGTGCCGGGAAGCGTCTCGTGGCGATCAAGGATTCGGACCTGTGGCGTGAGTTCGGGTATGCGACGTGGGAATCGTTCGTCGAGGGAGAGTTTCCGTTCACGAGGCGCAGGGCGAATCAGTTGGTCGACCACGAGCGGTTTATGGCCGCGATACCGGGACCTGTCACGTCTGAGCCAGATACAAACGGGAACCATGGTTCCCACCTTACTGAGCGCGAGACGCGAGCCATTAGAAACGATCCCGCGAAAGTCGCCAGGGTCAGGCGCTCGGTGGCTCAGGGCGTGGCTCCCGCCGAAGCGATCAAGCGCGCCACGTCGAGGACCAAGGATTCTGCGACCGGCGCGCCGTGCGAGCACCCGCGGACCGTGGCTGTCGTCGTCTGCGCCGACTGCGGCAGGAGGCTCGAATAAGGTGGTCAAACGAGCGATCACTTGCCGGTATTGTGGTCTGCAGACTTGGCAAGGCGATCACGCCTGCGACAGGCTCCCCGATCTCCGGGCCATCACGAAGGGATTACGCAACCGGCCCGTAGGTCCGATGCGTACAGACTTGCCGCCGCCTACGTTGCCGCCAGGGGCGATTGATCACCGTTACGAGTCCGATGACGCGAACGCCGAGACGGGGTGCGAGCACCTGTTCCGGTGCGTCAGGTGCGGGGCCGAGCAGTGACGTCGCTGCTCGCTCGCATCAAGCGCCATCTACCGACGCTCAGGCGTCACCTGCCGACGATAATCGAGGTCGTCGGTATCATTTCGGTGTGCGCCGGGGTGCTGTGGTACTCGATCCCGGCAGGCCTGATCGTGTCGGGACTCGTCGCGGTGGTGGTAGCGCAGGGGATAGGCAGGCTGCCGCGCGATGAACTGTGAACGATGCGGTCATGAGTTTCAGTGGTTCGAAATCGGCCGCAAGACCGCGACCGGCGTCGTGCATAACGATCCGCGTGAAGGCATCTGTCCGCCCAAGCCCTGTCTGCGCTGCCGAAGGCCGAGAATGTCACTCGTGCACGCTACGTTTGCGGGCGTCATGATTGAGGCGCGGGTGAGTGGCGTGAGTATCGAGACGAGGGAGCATCCGTATGAGCCCGACACCGGGAACTGAGGACCGGCCGCTCGGCTGCGGACGGGACATCCAGGACGAGCAGGATTGCGGCTGCCACGTCGACGTCTCTGGTCCGGGCTGCAACGACCCGGAGTGCTGCGACCAACACGACTTCAGGGCCAGCATCCATCGCTGTGAGGCTCACGAGGCCATACACGAGCCGATCCGGCGTGTGGCCGAGGCATTCGCCAGCGCGAAGCTCTTGGAAGCCGAGAAGTACGTCGAGATGCAACTCTCGATCCTCGCCGCCGACCGCCTATCCGAAGGCGTGCGGCAAGTCGTTGAGCAGGACTTCAAGGTGCCGATGATGACGCCAGACGAGTATTTGCGCGCCCTGCGGGACATGTATCGCAGCACGAGGGTAAACCGATGACGCTCCTGAGTAGGGCAATAACCTCGCTCGTCGTTCGCGCTCCGACCATCAGCCGAGTTCCGATGACCACGAACGCGGGCGGCTACGCGTTCGGGGTGGCGGGCGCGGTCGACCACGTCGCGGAGATGATGACCTACTCGCAGGTCGGCTGGCTGTTCGCGGTCGTCTCCCGGATCGCCTCCACGGTCGCGGCCGTCGAGTGGAAGCTTTATCGGAAGGCACGCGAGCGCGTCGAGATCGAGGCGCATCCGGCCCTCAGTCTGTGGCGGGATGCCTCTCCGTTCCTGACCGGGCACCAGTTTATCGAAGGCTTCCAGCAGCACGAGGAGTTGACCGGCGAGGCGTGGCTCCTGGTGCTCAAGAACCGCATGGGCCTGCCGGTGGAACTGATGGCCTTGCGGCCCGATCGGGTGGAGCCGATCCCCCACCCGACCGAGTTCATCTCGGGCTACTGGTACAAGATCGGCGGGCAGAAGTTCATGCTGGCCCCCGACGAGATAGTCCCGATCCTCATGCCGAACCCCATGAACCCCTACCGGGGCGCCGGTCCGGTGCAGGCGTTACTGCCTGAGCTCGACGCCGAGCACATGAGCGTCCTGTGGTCGAGGGCGTTCTTCCGCAACTCGGCGAGACCAGGCGGAATCGTCGAGGTCGACCGCACACTCTCGGACCCCGAGTTCGAGCGGATGCGGGCGCACTGGAACGCCCAGCACTCCGGGATCTCGAACGCGCACCGCGTCGCGTTCCTGGAGCGCGCGAAGTGGGTCGATGTCTCGATGAGTCAGCGGGACATGCAATATGAACAGTTGAGAAAGTTGACCCGTGACAACATCCTCGGCGCGTACGGGGTACCCCTGTCGGTCATGGGGATCACGGAGTCAGTGAACCGGGCCAATGCCGAGGCGGGAGATGTGATGTTCGCCCGCTGGGTGATCAAGCCCAGGCTGATCAGGATTCGCGCTGCGCTCAACGAACGGCTGCTGCCGATGTTCGGCGAGGGCATGGAGTTCGACTTCGTGGACCCGGTGCCGGAGGATCATGCGGCGTTGCTCCTGGAGGCCACCCAGGGCTACAGCGGGGGGCTGCTCACGCTGAACGAGGGACGCCGGCGCCTGGGCGAGGCCGCGGTTCCGGACGGCGAGAAGTTCAAACCCGCCCCGGTCTCGCCATTCGCGCTGTCGGCCCGTACGCGCTCGTTCGCGCTGGAGATGGGCGATGACAACCTGCTCACGACTCCGGTACAGCGCGCCGAGGCCGTGATGCGAGCGGGATGGACGAAACGCCTTGGAGACGAGGCTGACGCGATCGCGGCGTTCATGGAGCAGTTCAAGGCGGTCAGGTACTACAGGGCTGCCGTCGTCAACGAAACAGAAGTGGTCAAGATCGAAGTCTCGGACCTCGCGGGCTACGACTGGGACTGGTGGACCCGGTACGGCGCGGCCGTCATCGACGAACTGACGCTGGTGGTCACGCAGGCGCTCATCATGGACTTCCCGGACCTGGCCGTGGGGGAAGTGCAGCGGATCGCCGCCGCGTACTCACGGGAACGCGGGGCCGCGCTCCTGCAGGTGACCGGCGACGTGAACGTGGTCGCCCAGACGCGCGCACGAGTCGGGGAGTTGGTCGCGCAGACGATAGAGCGGGGCGACTCGCTCAAGACGCTCGAAAAGAACCTGCGAGAGGACTTCATGTTCAGCCGTGATCGTGCGTCACGCGTCGCTCGCACTGAGACGGCTACAGGACTCGGACAGGGCCAGAAGCAGGCCGCGCAGTCGATGGGCCGCGACGAGAAGCACTGGCGCACCCAGGGCGCGGCCGATCCGAGGGTGGACGAGACGTGCCTGGCGAACGAGGCGCAGGGCTGGGTCGAGATCGGCAGCCTGTTCGTGTCGGGCCACGACACGGTTCCCGCGCATCCGAACTGTATGTGCAAGACGGATTACCGCACGAGGGAGCTTCACGAGGAATCGGCCACGCCTCGCCTTACCCGCGAGGGCCGGTGCCCGCAGTGCTCGAAGCTCCTGTTACGGGACGTCTCGGACGCCACGGGGTGGTGCGGGAAGTGCCGCGTGGCGGTGCGGTTCACGGCTGGTGTGGCGAAGGTGCTGACGCCTGCCGTTTGACAGTAACCCCCGGTTGTGCATTAGAGTTGTTGCCGACGGAAAGCGCCGCGGGTAGCCCGAGCGCACCGTCATATTCCGGGGTGGAGCAGTGGTCGGCTCGCGACGCTCATAACGTCGAGGTCACAGGTTCGAATCCTGTCTCCGGGACCAAGATTCACATAGGGCCGACAACCGAATAGACGGCCAGAGCGCCTAGAGCGCCACAGCGCCCGACGAACCTCTTAGAACGAGTCGTCGGGCGTTTTGTTTTGCGGGGGAAACGTGATCCGACGCAAGTTGATCCGGTCCGAGGTCAAGGTGCTCGACGCCGCGTCTGGGCGCGTCGAGGCCGTTGTGTCGACCGAATCCACCGACCGGCAAGGCGACATCATCCGGCAGGACGGCTGGGATATGAAGTCGTTCATGCTCCACCCCGTCCTCCTCGCATCACATGACTACTACGACCTCCGCTCGCAGATCGGCGAGTGGGAGGAGATGGCCGTCAAGGGCCGCAAGCTCGTTGGCACCGCCCGCTACTACGTGGGCGAGGGGAACGAGCAGGCCGACTGGGGTTTTAAGCTCGCCTCCAAGGGCCGCGCCGCGTTCTCGGTCGGCTTCATCCCCGACATGGACAAGGCCAAGCGGATCGAGGGCGACGAGTCTGACGGCGACTTCTGGGGCCATTACGAGTTCAACGGACAGGAGCTTCTGGAAGTCTCCCATGTGACCATCCCGGCCAACGCGGACGCCTTGCAGGTGATCCGTTCGGCCAAGGGCCTGCACCCGGCCATCGCCGAGATCGTGGACGAGGCGCTGAAGGATCTGAAGATTCCGGCCTCGATCACGCTCGCAAACTCATTTGACAGCCAGACCGAGGCGTTACTGGACGCCATTGCGGAGCGTATTTCGGCGACGCTCGGCAAAAACGGCCTGGCCTCACCTCCCTTGGGGTCCCCGGCTCCGGCTGTCAGGGCGCGGCCGGACGCCGGGGATTCTCCGAACACACCGAACCGCGTAGTTGACGAGGCTATCGACCTCGTGAAGGAGTTTTGGCTGCCATGACGACTATTACCGCTCCCGAGCGACCTGACCAGCTCGAAGAGGTCCTGCTCGACGACAAGCGGCGAGGCGAATTGCTCGCCGACCCGGCGAAGTTCCGGGCGTTCACGGTCGAGTACGCGAAGAACGCGATGCGCGACGGCGAGATCGCGAAGGCCATCCGGTCGCAGATGGACGAGGTCCTTGAGAAGTTCGTGAAGGACCAGGGCTTCGACAAGCCCGTCCGACGCCTTCCTGCCTCCGACGACGCGGACAAGGGGCAGAAGCCAAACTCCGAAGCCACCGGCGCTGAGCTCGATGGCAAGTTCAAGAACGCCGGCGAGTTCTACAAGGCCGCCTGGCACCGCAGCGGCCCCGACACCCGCCTGAAGGTGCTCAACGAATCGGAGGGCGCAGATGGCGGCTTCCTGGTGCCCGAGGAGTTCCGGGCCGAGCTGCTCAGGCTGTCGCTCGAAACCGCGCTCGTGCGGCCACGGGCCCGCGTGATCCCGATGGGACGGTCCAGCCTCGCACTCCCGGCAATCCGGGAGACCTCGCACGCCTCGAACGTCTACGGCGGCATCGTCAACAACTGGGCGGCCGAGGGCGCGGATGTGTCCTCGAACACCAACCAGCCGACGTTCAGCCAGGTTCGCCTCACGGCGAAGAAGCAGACGGCCTACACGGTCTTGGGGAACGAGTTGCTTGCAGACTCCGCGATCGCAGTCGAGGCGACGGTCAACCCGCTGTTCGCAGAGGCGCTCAGCTACTTCGAAGACGACGCCTTCGTTGCAGGCTCCGGCGCCGGTCAACCCCTTGGTGTGCTGAACGCCGACGCGCTGATTTCCGTCTCGAAGGAGTCGGGGCAGTCGGCGGATACGCTCGTCTGGGAAAACATCGTGAAGATGTACGCCCGGATGCTACCGACGTCGTTGGGCCGGGCCGTGTGGTACGCCCACATGGACACGATCCCGCAGCTCTACACGATGTCCCTGTCAGTCGGCACCGGCGGCGCGCCGATCTTCGTGCAGAACGGCGCGGCGGGAGCCCCCGCGACCCTGCTCGGCAGGCCGGTCATCTTCACGGAGAAAGCGGAAACCCTGGGGGACGCCGGCGACATCGTGCTTGGCGACTTCGGCTACTACCTGATCGGCGACCGCCAGTCGCTCACCGTGGCGACCTCCCCGCACGTGCAGTTCATCAACGACCGGACCGTCTGGAGGTTCATCCAGCGCGTGGATGGCAGGCCGTGGATCGACTCGGCGATCACCCCGCGCAACGGTACGAACACGCTGTCTCCGTTCGTGTCCCTGGCTGCGAGAGCGTAACTGGCCTAGTGGCGCAGGCAAAAGCCTGACCGCGAGCAATAGGAGAACTTCGATGCGACTTTCCGAGCACGCACTGATCTCGCCGATCGACCTGCTGAACGCGGTCGCCGGCGAGCCGTTCGCGGCCGACGTCGGCGGCACGAACGGGCAGACCGGCTACGAGAACATGAAGAACTACAGCCGCGTCATGGCCTACGTCGAGATCGGTACGTGGAACGCGACCGACGATCTGGACGAGTGCCGATTGCAGCAGGCGTCCGCGGCGGCCGGCACGGGCGTGAAGGACCTGACCACCGACGCCTCGGGCGGCGACTACGACACCGACAACCCGGTGGACGCCGACGGCGACTTCGTGCTGATCGAGGCGCGGGCCGAGAACCTGGACATCGACAACGGCTTCGAACACGTGCGGTTCTACGTGGCGGAAACGTCCGACTCGGGCGTCGACACCGCGAACGGCTACATGGTCCTGTACGGGTACGCGTACCCGCAGAAGCAGGTCCAGGGCGCGGCTGCCACAGGCTCTCAGGTCTACGTGGAGCCTTCGTAGTGCGAGTGATCGTGGGCAATAAGCGTGAGGTGCCTCCGGGCCTGCCGATCTCAGAGTGGTGGGACCGGGTGCTCGCGCTCGAAGAGCGAGAGGACCTCTCAGCGTTGCCCTGGTACGACAACCGAATGGAGTTCCTCTCGCCGGACGAGTTGCGGCGCATACGTGCGAAGGCGCTCGTCTGGCGGGAGGAGACCGGCGAATGGCCGCCGGAGATTGCCTGGTGGTGGGAGATCAGGAACGCTCGCAAGCGCGGCGACCTCCCGCACGGGGCGACCATCGCCACGGTCCGAGTTATCGATGGGGTGACGCACTGCGGGTATTGCGGGGCGCGCTGGAGTCCGCCGGCGCCTGATCGGTGTCCGTTGTGCGACTCCCTGTTCCTAATCGAGGAGGCAGTTCATGTCTGAGAACGAGAAGAAGCCCGCGGAGACCGCGGAGCCACAGGCACCCAAGAAGAAGGTCGATGGGCCTTTGACCACGCTCAGGAAGCTGGCAACCAAGAAGCCCGAGGCAGAGCCGGTCCCCGCTGCGCCAGTGGAGCCACCCGCGCCCGAAGTGGCGCCAACCGCCGTCACCGAGGCGCCGGCCGTCGAGACAGCGGCGGCTACCGAGGCAGTCGTGGTCGACGTGGTCGTTGAGACGCCAAAGCCGCGACGGTGCGCATGTGGCAGGAAGTGGAGCGCCCCGGCGCCGGACCAGTGCCCGGAGTGCGGTGGAGACACGAGGGAGGAATAGGCCCGATGGTTACCGCTATCGACGAGTTCGCGAAGAGAGCCGTAGCAGCGGGACTCTCACTGAAGGAAGGTTCGGACGGCCGGACCTATGTGAAGTGCCCGGATTGCTCGAAGCTCTACGGCTGGGTCTCCGACGAGGGCAAGGTCGTCGAGCAGGAGATCCCGTCGAGGTGCAAGCGGTGCGGCTGCCCGATGGATGCGAAGAAGGCGGCCGAGTTCTCCGAGGCACAGGCCCGGGCCGGGCATTCTCCCGCGCTCGCTGAGATCGGAAACCGACTGAGGGGCATGGCCGGTCCGCCCGTCGACAAGATGGTCAAGGCAGCGAACACCAAGTAGCGCAACAAGGGTTCTGAACCCCGAAAAGCGCAGGAGACTCCTACGATGCGAACCTTCAAGCGACTCTCGACCGCTCTCGTGCTGGCCATGGTCTACGCCATGGTATGGACCTTCGGCGAGGTCGCGGCTGCCCCGCTGGCCGTCCTCAATCGCGCACAGCGGCGTGAGGCCGGGATTCGCCTCGTTCGCCAACCGCGACCCGTCAGCAAGGCGTACCTGTGGCTCCGCAAGCGAACGCGGGCGCTCAGGCTGCGGGTCAAGTACGACCTGATCGAGGCCTCGGCCGCGATGCTTGCCGTCTACTGCTGGGCGACACGGCAGCCTCAGTTCGAAGGGCTTCGAATGTCGTACTGGCGCTGGCTGGCGACGATCCACCTGGCGCTCAAGGAGCGGGAGCAGAAGCGCACCGCGCTTGAGCTGGGCTACGCGTGGATGATGGGCTCCGGCGGCGGGCAGACGTACAGGCTCGGCCAGTGGCGTCCGGTCCCGACTGGCGGGGCCAAGACGCACGTCGGGCAGGTCTCGCCTCTCTACTACAAGAAGGTCGCGGGCGGGCTGCCGGTCCTGATGGACATGACGGTGTTCCCCGGCAACATCTTTTTCGTCGACTCCGGCGATGCTGACGGCGCTGACTCGGCGGGTAGGGGTACGCACCCCGACACCCCATTCATCACCTGCGACTTCTCAATCGCTCAGTGCACGGCCAGCCAGGGCGACGTGATCTTCGTGCTCCCTGGGCATAACGAGGGTCTCACCACGGGCCAGACGATTGACCTGGACGTGGCGGGGATCTCGCTCATCGGCGTGGGCGTCGGAGCCGCAAAGCCGCGGATCGACTTCGACATCGCGGCGGCCTCGATCGACATCGGCGCGAGTAGCTGCATGGTCAAGAACATCAGGCTGCTCCCCTCGGTCACCGACGTGCTGATCGGGATCGACGTCGAGACGCTGTTTACAGATACGGTCCTTGAGGACATCGAAGTGATCCCCGGCGAGGACGGCGCGGGCGCCGATGACTTCGCAGCCGGACTCGAAATGAAGGTCGGCGTCGACCGGACGACGATCAAGGGCCTCACCTACGACGAATACGCGGCGTCCGCTGGCTACTACCGGGCGATCTACTTCAACGGGGCGTCCACGAAGGTACGCATCAGCGACTTCTGGATCGAGATCTCAGGAGCCGCCGCCGTCGCGGGCATCGAGGGCACAGGCAGCTCGCTGCGGAGCCTGATCGAGAACGGCACGATCATCACCGACGCCGAGCCGGGTATCGAGCTCGCATCCGGACAGACCGGTGTGATCCGCGACGTGGACATCTTCGGGGACCTCGCCACCGTCGCGGCGGCAACAGTAGCCGCGGGGATGGCGCACTTCCGGGTGAGCTACGTCGAGGTCGGCGACGAGTCCGGCGAGGTGGTCAAGACTGCCTCGGCGAACGACTAGCAATGAGCAACGACCCTGGGGCAGAGGAGGCGGCTCGGCCGCTTCCCCTGCGGATGCCGCCCGGAGTGGTGGCGATTGCGGTGCCGACGCTGATCCAGATCAAAGAGGACGCAGAGACACGACAGACGGCTCTCGGAACGGTACGGCACATACGCATGTGGGCGATCGACTGGAAGCCCCTGACGTGGAGAGAGCAATGGGAAGCGTTCGCACGAGCGTATCCGGGCAAATGGGCGGTGCAGGCGTTCCCGCCGGCCGATCAGCTCGTGGACGGTAAGGCGGTCTATCACATGTTCGTGTGCGAACAGGCGCCAGAGGGGTTGAACATCCGATGACGGTGAAGCTCGAAGGGACGATCAAGCGGTTCATCGGCCTGTCGACAGACCGGAAACCCGCCATCGGCTGGAACCCGCGGGACGATGCGGGCGTGGAACTGACGCTCACCGCGACGGACCTCCCGTCTGGATCGAGCTTCCTTGAAACGGACACCGGGACAATCTGGCGGTGGAACGGCTCAACGTGGACGGCTTCGCCGGTAGATAACGCTTTGGCTGAATGGCTGGGGCTGATCTACGGGGAACTCGTGAAGGTGCGTGAACTGAAGGAACTCACAGGCTAGTCGCCGCCAAAACGAAAGCGGCGAAGGAAGGACAACCTCAATGGTAGACATAGCACTTGAATACGCTGTCCGGCGTGCCCAGTCTGGCACTCGAAGGTCTCCTCAGGTGAACGACCAGGGAGACGCTCTCGTCTCCGCCGGGCTTCCGCCGTACACCGAGATCACGCGCGAAGGCGGCGGCTGGCAGGCGATGGCGACCGCGGCCGTCGCATCCCTCGTCGTGCGGCCGGACACTGTCGCGATGGCGACGCTCTGGAACGGTGAGCCGGCCGGGGGCAAGAGCCTCATCATCGACGCTGTGTTCGCTCACAACCTCGTGGCTGTGGCGAACTCCAGCTACGGGATCTGGCTCTGCGTCCATCCCGAGGGCATGGCCGCGCCGACTAACGACATCACGATCCGCAACAGCCTGTCGGGCCGCCGTGCCACCGCTGGCGCGCGGACCTTCTTCGACAACGGCGCAACCGTGGCCGACGACGGCTGGTTCCCGTGGGGCGGCGCAGACAAGGTGGTCACCGTCACGGTGCCAGGCGGTCAACTGACGGCCGAGGTCAGCGGGCGCATCATCATCCCGCCGACCGCAGGGCTGTCGATGCAATCCGTGGCAAGCACCACAGCCGTGACGATCACCGCGGGCTTCCGCTGGTACGAGAAGGTCCTGCCCGCCAACTAGACCCCCGTTCACACGGGCCGGGAGGCCCCTCCACCTCCCGGCCTTCCGCCAACTGAATGCCCCGGTCTCTGATCTCTAGAAAGCAGGAGCGCAGATGCCAGCCACAATCCCAGTCATGGGCCGATAGCCCGTGGCAACTTACCGCATCCGCATCACACGCGGCGGGCTACCTGTCGTCGGCGCAGAGGTCACCGCGGCGGGCGAACGCCTGTTCCGCACCACGGACGCCAACGGGGAGGTCTCGGCCTCGCTCGGCGCGTACTCCGATCCCATCGCCGTGGGCCTGCACATCTACAAGGCGGGCGAGATCGAGATGGGCATGAGCCCGATCCGCCTCGAACCCGGTGCCACACGGGTGATCGAGGTCTAGGGTGTTCCGGCTCCCCCTGCGCGTCATCGGCAAGCAGAAGCTCAGCGGAGTCGCCGCGTCGGTCACGTTTACCCTGGCGGACTACACGATTCCCAGCGGGACCCGACATCTTGCCGTGATCTGGAACGGGGCAAAAACCGCCACCGCGGATATGGCCCTTTTGCAGTTCAACGCCGACATCGGGGCCAATTACAACGAACAACTACTAGTCGGGACTGGGGCGGTGGCTGCCGCGGCGCGGGTCACGGGCGAGACCAGCATTCGACTTGGGCAAGCGCCAACCGGGGCGAACCTCTTTGGCGGCGGCATGATCGTGATCCCGTATTCCGCGGGGGCCGCGAATCACAAGGCCACTCTGTCGTTCGGCGGCGAAGTCGAGAACCGCATCGATGCCATCGCTGGACGCTGGGCGAACGTGGCCGCGATTACGCGCATTGACATCCTGACGAGCAGCAGCACGTTCGTCGCCAACTCCATCTTCTGGCTCTGCGCCGTGGACGAACGGTATCTCGTCGAAGAGCAGCTACTCGCCGCCGATGGGACGGTGACGTTCTCCAGCATCCCGCAACTGGACGGCGATCTTGTGGCGCTTGGTTTCGTGCGCACCGATCGCGCGGCAACATCCGACGACATCGACGTTACGGTCAACGCCGACACCACGGACGCCAACTACGCACGCCAGCGGCTCTCTGGGAGCAACACGACCACGGCGGCAGCGGCGGCGGCAGACCGTGCCTTCATCGAGGGCGTACCGGGCGACAGCGCGACCGCGAACGCGTTCGGGGCATTCGTGCTCTCGATCAGCCAGCACGCGAACGGGGTGAAGCAGCCGCACATCCTCGCCGTATCCGGCTACCACGAAACGTCGGGGCCGACCTCGAACGTGGCGGTCGCTTCGGGCCGCAGGGCCAACATCGAGGCGTACACGTCCCTGCTGTTCGCACCGGGCGGAGGCGGCACTAACTTTAAGTCCGGCTCGCTGATCTCCCTCTACCACGTCCCCAAGCGGCTCGTGGATTACGACAAGCTCACCGTGGACGCCGCGACGGTCACCCACGCGGTGCCATCTGGGTTGGAGGTGCTGGTGGAGTCGGTGTTCGCCCGGTCGGATGCGGTGGCGGCGGTCGATGCGATGGCACCAGCATTCAATAATGATGTGACAGCTGCGAATTACGATCAACAATACCTGACTGGTAATGGTGCAGCGGTTTCAGCTGCGCAAGGTTCGGCGGAAAGAAACGTCGTCAACATACCGGCTGCTTCGGCGGGTGCCAATATCTTCGGTGGCGGTTGTGTTTTGATCCCCGCATACGCCGAAACAGATCGCCATAAGCATTTCCTGACATTAGATGGACCTGCCGACGATGCAGTACTAATCCGTTCGATGCGATGGGAAAACGCCGCCGCAATCACCGAGATCGATCTGACGCTTACCACCGGTCCCAACTTCGAGGGCGACTAGCCATGCCGTGGGAACAACTCAAAGCGATCATCGACGAGAACCGCCAGCTTGCACAGCAGGCACGGCAGGAGCCGCCCGTGGCCTGCCCCATCGACGGCGACGTGCTCGACATCCACCCGGACGGGTCGCGCTCGTGTCCGATGGGAAATTTCGCATGGCCGTTCGCACGGCGAAAGGGCCGAGATGCCTAACTGGCTGGCGACGCGAGAACAGGTCAAGCGCGCCGGGAACATCACCGGCGTGTCGCTCAACGCGATGGTCGACCGCATCATCGAGGCGGTCTCACGGGACATCGACCGCCGCACCCGGCGCCGGTTCATCCCGATCACCGAGACGCGCCTGTACCGCTGGCCGCAGCGCAACGGCCGGTCAAGCATCCTGCTGCTGGACGCCGATCTGCTGGCTGTCACGACGCTGCAGACCAAGGCGCAGGACGCCAGCCCGACGACCATCTCGTCGGACGACTATTTCCTCGAGCCCGATAACTTCGCGCCGCCCTACGACCGCATCGAGATCGACCTGTCCGGGTCCGCGGCGTTCGAGTCGGGCAATACGTCTCAGCGATCGATCTCCGTGGCCGGTCGCTGGGGCTACTCGGAGGACACCGCAGCAGCAGGGACCGTGGCGTCGGGCCTCGCGTCATCCGCCTCGGCCGTCTCGATGGTGGGCTCGAACGGATCTCTGGTCGACGTGGGCGACACGCTTCTGATCGAGAGCGAGCAGCTTTTCGTCTCCGAGCGTGCGAACGCTCAGGTAGCGACACAGCTTCTCGACGGCGCGCTCACAGCGAGCCAGGCGGAAGTAGCGGTCACCGTGGACACCGGGACGCTGTTTTTCGCCGGCGAGATGATCCTGGTCGATTCCGAGCGCATGTTCATCGAGTCCATTTCCGGCAACGTCCTGACCGTGATCCGCGCCTACGACGGCTCCGTGCTGGCCGCGCACGACAACGACACGGCGGTCCATGCGTTCCGCACCTACACGGTGGTCCGCGGCGTCAACGGGACGACCGCGGCCACGCACGCAGACACCACGGCGGCCACGAAGTACGTACCGCCTCAGGACATTCGCCGCCTCGCCATCGCAGAGGCACTGGCGGGCTACCAGCAGGAACGGTCGGGCTACGGTCGCACCATCGGGACCGGTGAGGCTCAAGTCGAGTTCACGGGCAGGGCGCTCGATTCCCTGCGCAAGTACGTGGTCGACCACTATCAGCGGTTGAGGATTGCGACGATCTGATGACCACAGCCAGCGTGCGAATCGAAACCTCAGGGCCGCTGTTCTCGGCCAACGCCCCGAACATCGTGCGGCGGGCCGCGCAGCGCACGGTCGCGCAACTCGTCGAGATCGGCGAATCAAAACTCGATCAGATGCTCAGGCCACGACCCGCAGGCGTGTTCCTGTCGGTCTCGGAGGCGCGCACCGGGCAGGCCAGCAAGGGCAACTACCGCCGCAACCTGCACACGGTGGTCGAGGACCTGCGCGGCGTGATCTCAGACGGCGGCGTCGTGTACGGGCCTTGGTTAGAACTTGGGCGCGCGGGTACCCGGTTCCGCGGCTATGCCAGTTTTAGACGGGTAGGTCAAGAACTCGAAAAGCAGGTGCCTGCGGTCGCACGAAAGAACGTCGAGGACGCGGTGAGGGACCTGAATGGCTTTTAACATCAAGGCGACGTTGCAGGCGATCACGTCGTACCTCGCGGCCTCCGGGTACGTGAAGTTGGCGCGTCTCGGCGAGCCGAAGGCCCCGCCGGAGAACGTGACGGCCGCGGTATTCATGTCGTCGGTCTCGGTGGCGCAACTGACGCTGGGTACGACCATCGAGCAGCACGTCGTCACGATCCGGCTGTACCGCAACATGCTCGACGAGTCGGCGGACGTCGAGCTTGAGCTCGCCCGCATCGTGTCGGAGATATCCAGCGATCTTCTGGGCGAGTTCGACCTGGGAGCCACGATCCGCAACGTCGACGCGGGCGGCCAGTACGGGGTCGGGCTTTCGACCCGCTGGGGCTACGTGGACGTGGGCGGCACGATGTTCCGGGTCGCCGACATGACGGTCCCGCTGGTGGTCGACGACTCAGCGACGCTGGCGGCGTAGGGAGATGTCACAAAAATGTCATACCTGATTAAGCGGGGCTGTTCGACGAGACGCGTGCCGCTGGACCCGGCCGCAAAGGTGTTCGACCTGCGCACGCAGGAGTTCATCAATTACCGACCAGGCGACATCGTCGAGACGTTCCCGGCGCACGTCCCGGTCGACGAGTGGGTGCGTGACGGGGTGATCGTGGCCGTCGAGGCGCCGGTCGGTGAGGCCCCGAGCAAGAAGGGCAAACGGTAGATGGCAAAGCCCACTATCTGCCACCCGGATCGAAAGCACTACGCAAAAGGGAAATGCCATCGTTGCTATAAGCGTGAGCAATATAGGCCCACGCCTAGGGTCGAACGTAAGGCAGAATGTCATCCGGATCGCAAACACAAAGGCAAAGGGCTTTGTGGACCATGTATTCAAAAGCAAAATCGTGTAACAAATCCAGAATTGTATAAAGAGCAAGGGCGGAAATCCTACGCTCGCAATATCGAAGCGATGCGCATGCGAGCGCGACGACAAAAGGCGATGTTGAAAGCCGAACTTTTGACCGCATATGGCGGACGCTGCATGTGCTGCGGCGAGACAGCGCCAGAATTCTTGAGTATCGATCACGCTAACGGGGATGGACAAGAGCACCGTAAACGCGTTGGGTCAGGCGGGGTGTGGGGTGACTTACGGCGACAGGGATATCCGCGTGAGGGATACCGCTTGCTCTGCATGAATTGTCAGTTTGGAACGATGCGCGGCAAAGCCTGTCCCCATCAGGTCGCCAAGGAGCAAATTGCGTGAGTAAGCAGTCGGGGTTAGGCGATCAGGCTTACGTTCAGGGCTACGACCTGTCCGGCGACGTGGCGAGCCTGTCCCGGATCGCGGGCGGGCCCGGGCTGGGCGATCTCACGGGCATCAACAGTTCGGCGCACGAGCGCGTCGGGTTGCTCAGGACGGGCGAGATCGCGTTCACGTCATGGTTCAACGACGCGGCGCTTCAAGAGCATGCCGCCCTCTCGCCGCTACCGCTAACCGACGTGATCGTGTCGTACCTGCGAGGGACCACGCTCGGCAACCCGGCGGCCTGCATGACGGCCAAGCAGGTCAACTACGACCCGACGCGCAATCAGGATGGGTCTCTCCAGTTCGGCGTGCAGGCATTGTCCTCGCATTCCAAGGTCGGCCTCGAATGGTGCGAGCAGTTGACGGCTGGCAAGGCCACGCACGCGAGCGCGACGAACGGCACGTCACGGGACTACGGCTCGGTCTCGACGCTGTTCGGTGCCTCGGCGTACTGGCACGTGTTCTCGGTGGCCTCTGGGACCGTGGACGGCGAGATACAGGACTCGGCCAACGACACCGACTTCGTAGCGGTCACCGGGCTGGCCTTCACGGCCCTCACCGCGAGGGGCGCGGAGCGGGTAGCCACGGCGGCCGACGCGACGATCCGGCGCTACGTCCGATTCGCGTCCACGGACACGTTCACCACGGCTGTGCTATGGGCGGCCTTCATCCGGCACCTTACTTCAACACTCTGATGAACATCTACCAGATGGCCACCAATCCCTTGCTGCACGCCTCGCAGCTGTTCTCGATCAAACGGCCCATGGCGACGCACTGGCGGCCCGCCGCGTGCGCGGAAGTCCGGTGCCCGCATCACCTCAACGGCTGGCGGACGGAGATCGACGAACGCTCAGGCCTCGGGCAGGGGCAGGCGGCATACATCCGCCGCAACTCAGGCCGAAGGTTCGTCGAGGAGAAACAGGAAACGGGCCTCACTCGGTTCACGTTCGAGGCCGGCCAGCGGTGCTTCGGGGAGCACAAGTTGCCATCGGGGCTTGATCCGCTGTTCATCCGCCAGCGGGTCCGCTCGGGCATGATCGCCAGCACCCAGCGGGCCGAGTGGCCTGAGTGGATGGATACGTTCAACACGGAAATGGAACGGGCGGCAAAGGGCCGCTAGGAGGTACACGTGACTAAGCAGAGTGGCATGGGTATGACGGTCGCAGTCGATTCCTCGGCCCCGGCGGTGGAAGCAATCGGCAACGACATCACGAATCTGTCGTTCGCGACACCTCGCGGCGTGCAGGACATCACGGGCGTCAACTCGTCCGCGATGGAACGGCTGCTATTGCTCGCCGATTTCTCGATCACGATCAATGGCCCGTTCAACCCCGCGAGCTCTCCATCCTCGCACGACGTGTTCTCGACGGTGCCGAGCACGTCGGTGACCCGGACGGTGACCATCGTGGTCGGTGGGAAGACGTTGCCGAACGAGGTCCTATTCAGCGACTACGCGCTCAACCGGGGCGCGGACGGCTCGCTGACATTCACCGCGTCGGGTGCGCTGAATAGCACGGTCGTTCCGACCTGGGCATGAAGGAGTAGCACATGGGTTTCAAGATCGCGGCGGCCTCAGAGCGTCTGGCCGTCCTCGTGTTCGAGGGCGACTACAAGGGCGCGGAGGTCACGGTACGGCTCAACGTGCCCATGCGGGTGTTCATCGAGGCCCGCAGGGTGGCGGCGTCACAGGACTGGGAGCCGTTCCTGGCCTACTTCGTCGCCGAGGTCGTGCGCGGCTGGAACCTCGAGAATGCGGATGACCAGCCTGTCCCGGTGACGTCGGATGGGCTGGCCTCCGTGCCGCTCGACTTCCTGATGCGGCTGATAACCGAGTGGGCGAATCAGGTCGGCTCAGTCGCCGCCCCTTTAGTCTCGCCATCGAGCAATGGAAGGCCGTCGGTGGAGGCGTCACTGCCGATGGCGAACTCGTGACGAAACCCGCCGAGCTCGTGGAGGCCGAACTGATCGACGGCATCTGTCAGCGATACGGCTGCCTGCCTTCCGCGCTCATGGAAGAGGACGCAGACCTGTTGCTTGGAACACTCGCACTCGTAGGCATAGGAAAGGTCGAGACCGAGTAGATGGCGAACGAGGTCCGCATTGTAGTCAGTGGCGACTCGCGAGACGCCGAGGCGGCGCTCAAGCGCGCCGGTGGGGCCGTCGACGACTTCGCGAAGAAGGCTCGCGGCATCGGCCTCGCGATGGCCGCGCTCGGCGCCGCAGGCACGCTGGCGCTTGCGGGCGCCGTGAAGGGCGCCATCGCCGAAGCGGCCTCCATCAAGCTTCTCGATCAGGCGCTCCGCAACGTCGGCCAGTCCTACAAGGCGCAGGAAGAGGCGATTGAAGGCGTCATTGCGGCTCAGGAACGCAAGACGAACTTCGGGGACGATGCACAACGAGCGGCACTGCAGACTCTCGTCGCTCTGAGCGGCGATTACCGCAAGGCTCTCGATGCCCTGCCTGCGACGTTGGACCTTGCGGCTGGGCTAGAAATCGACCTTGCGACCGCATCGAACCTCGTCGGTCGCGCACTCGCCGGCAATACGGAGATGCTGACCCGCTATGGCATCCAACTCCGGGAAGGTGCGACGGCCGCGGAACTCAACGCCGAGATCACCCGGAAATTCGGTCGGTCAGCCGAGGCCGCCGCCAACCCGTTGACGCAACTTGGCAACGCCATCGGGAATCTGAACGACGCCTTCGGCAAGGCTCTGCTGCCCGCCATTCTCCCGGTGATCAAGGCGCTCAAGGACTTCACGGTGTTCCTGAACGAGCACCCACGCATCGTCGAGATCGCCGCGCCAATCGCGGCAGTCGGCACGGCGTTCCTGGTGGTCAACGGTGCGCTCCTGCTTCTCCTTGCGACCATCCCCGCGGTAATGGCCGCCGGGGTCGCGCTGCAGGTCTCGATTGGTCCGCTGCTGCTCGCCGTCTTGGGCATTGAGGTCGCAATCGTGGCGGTGATCGCCGCGGGCTACCTGCTCGTTAAGCACTGGGACTGGGTGAAGTCGCACCTCGACCTGTTCATCCAGATCGTCGCCGCGGTCGGGGCGACTATCTTCGGCCCAATCGTGCTCGGTATCGCCGCGCTTATCACGGCCGGACGCTTCCTCGCTAGTCACTGGGACGACATTTCGGCCACGGCGAA